ACAAATTGACGCACATAATTGTAATTACCCCAACTAGAGTTTTGATATCCTTCCCAGTCAACCGCTAGGACTGCTTCACCCACATAGTTTTTAATATTATTAATGAAGTAATCAGCTTCTGCAATTGGATTACCACCAGCACAATAGTGGTATAAACCTAGTAACTTTCCTGCTGCTTTTGCATTAGCATAATCAATATTACATGCTGGATTAACATACCCGGTTCCTTGCGTGGCTTTAACCATTGTAATATCAGTTTCTGGCAATGTCGCAAAACTACGAGGACTACCAGAAAACACATCAACCATTTTTAACATTTTACTTTTCCTCCTTGTTAACCATTGGTGTTAGTGGTGATTTTTCATAAGCTGATTGAACTACTGATTTAGCAAGTTCATTAGAAACAACGAATCCCTGATTTTTCATGAAGGTTTCTACATTCTTTGTCGCTTCTTTGAATTTATCTTCACCTGTCATTGGTTGTCCCACCAAAGAATTTACTGCTGTCATAGCAACATTTTCTAAAAGAGTCCATACAGCTTTTGATTGTTCTGTAGCCGCATGTTCTGCTTTATTATCTAACCAAGGTTTTACATAACTCCAAGCAAAGATCACCATAGCAATCAATACGCCAGATGAAAATAGCCAATTAAATACATAATTAAGTGTTTTCACGTTCCCTTTCCTCCAACTTCTTTTTCAGTTCTTCATTTTCTTTTCTTAACTCATCATTAATTGATGGCTTTTTGTTCTGGTGCGTTGTTAAGTAGGCAACCACGATTGAGCCAACCGTACTTATCAACGCAATCAGGACCTGGTCATGCACACTATCAGCCCCTTTTTATTAGAATCTCCCCCAAAATCGACAAAACAATAAAAGAGGCAAAAAGCGATTGGAAACCAAAATGACCCATCATAAAATCTTGGTATAAAAAAGCACTTAAGAACATCAACCACACAAATGTTAGAAAGCCAGTCATAATCGGCTTATAAAACATGTGTTTGACATCCTAAAGTGCATATACCATTGCTAATGTTCCTGCCATTGCCAATAAGAAAATAAACGGCGGATCATCGAGAAACTCTAAAACATGTCCAGGTGGCGTAAATGTTCCTGCACTATGTTTTAGAATAAACAGGATTCCTAATCCGTATGTTTCCATCGCAAGCAAGAACCAAAAATAATTTTTTCGTAAATTCTTACCCACAAGTTCACCTCTTATTCCTTAGATGAAAAACTACTTGGACGCTGCTCAGGGTGTTCATCAAAGTAGCCAAGTTCATCTAACTTACTAACTGTTTCATCATAAAAAGGCTTGATAACTTTATCTAAAGTCCACAAGCCTTGCGTGATTAAATCTACATATAAATTAGCCATTCTGAATACCTCCCATTTGCATTGCTAACTGAGCAATTGCTAGTTGGTTTTCCTGTTTATTCTTTTGCATTTCAGTGATGATATATTCGTCTTTATCATAAGTAAGCAAATCAAACTCATATTGTTTTTCTTTGTTACCATTAATTTCTTCTTCAATCATCTTAATGTTTTCTGCTACATATACATGATATTTATCCAGCCACACATCTTTAGGTTTTGCAAAACTTTTTACTGCTTTACTCTTTTCCACACTCATCATCCCCTTATATATGCTTATAAACTAATCTACTTGAATACGCCATTGAACTATTACCGTTTACTATTTCGACACCAAAAGGATTTCCAGTACTAAGTAAAAATCCCAAGCCATCTTTTAGGCTGAAATCATAAGACGATCCAACCGGTGCTATAGATGTCCCTTTGTTCATTGCTGGATAAAATGCCCAATCATAATCGTCGGCATACATAAATCTTGAAATATATCCTTTAGGAGCTGGAGTAAATCGACAAGTAATAGATCCATTTTTAACTATACGGACTTCACCATCTAGCATATTATATGCTAAGTCAACAAACACACTACCATTATGTAAACCATATTCTCCACGATATTTCATTAACTCATTTGTATTTAATGCTCGGGCATTAAATTTCCCGTATTCAATAATGTAAAGCAACATCATAAGTGCATAATCATTAAATCCTTCCATGTTCCAACTACTGTTTATTGCTCTTGTATTATTTAAATAGCCTCCAAGATTATTTATAGAAGCAGATATTGAATTTGTATTCCTAGATGCTAAAACACTGCTTTGTTGTCCATTGACATCCATTAAGCTTGAAGTATATGAAGACAAATAAATTTTATCTACTTCATCACCATTTACAATAAATGCTGGATGGACCTTAAATCCAATGTGTGGAGTAGAAGATACATAATAACGTGCTTTATCTAATAAAACAGTGTCATTGTCAACATTAGTAGTCTTTATTGGGACAACTCGATAATAGAATTTGGGCTGTTCTACCATAACTGCATATTCGTTATCAGTGCTATAAGTTCCACTATTTACAGTAACCGGCTTTGCTAACTTACCACTTTCTGAGAAGTTCGGATCTCCCTCATATGCCACAACATTTCCTGTTTTGTAGTCGATCATGCAACGTTTTCGCTTCCAGGGGCCAATATTATCAAAATCTTTACCAGCTGTTAGATTACTAGCACCAGCTAATCGAGTAAATTGATTATTTTCAAAATCTGCTTCAAGGCCGTATACATCTCCATTATTGTATCCAACAATAGTTTGCACATCGTTCAATTGTTGCCGTAATTCATCAACTTCATATGAGCTTGCATAACCTACACCTTGAAGCAAGTTAACTTGATCAGCATTACCAACAGTTACTGTAATTTTAAACATAGCCCCAGAAGTAGTCTTCCCATTGTATGGTGGCATATAACCAGGCTGATCAGCGTAAGTATAGGCATACAAAATTTCATTACCACCATTGTCCTCAGCACATAATCCTAAGGTTTTCATATAATACCCCTTAGTTAGCTGTGTATTATCAACACTAGCAATAACTTCTACTGATGGATTAGACATACCAGCCAAACTTTCAACAGTGTGAACTTGTAGTTCTGGTGTTTCTTGGTTAATAGTTGCAAAATAGTTAAGCTTAATACCCTCATCAGCAGAATTTTCTCCACTTGTAGCCTTATCATTAATGATAGCAACATCATCTTCTGAAATAATTAACCGTGTAAAGGATAATGTTTTCTTTCCAGCGATAATATCAGACATTAATTTTTGACCATCCCGAGTAATTATCACACGTTTAAAATCTGCCATTTATTTTCCCTCTTTCTTTTCTTCTGTTATTACGTACATCTCAACCGAAATATTAGTTGTCCCAAGTTCTGCTTTCCCACTTGTTTTAATTGAAGTATTATATTGATCTGTCAAGTCTACAGTCTCGGTGCTAAAAACTGTAGTTCCTAAATCAAACCTACCTGATGCTTTACGGTTATAGTCCTTACTATCATCAAACTCATAAACTTCAATGCTTGCCATTGTCGTGCCAAGCTCAAAGTGTCCAACAGCTGTAGCGGTAAATTGTAAATCCTGTAGCCTTACTCCAGCAGCGATTATTGATTCAATTTGATGAATCATAAACTCCTGTTCATATTCAGACCTTGCAAATCTCATAGGAACACTATTGAGCCGTATTGCTAAAGGTTCTCGTTCTCCATTCGGTAATAAAACAGGTCGTAACCTAACATCTTTTACGCTTATCCCTAATGCATTCTGCATTGTTCGCAAGACACCATTAACTGTAGTATCACCTTTACGATTAGCAATTTTCGACTTAATCATCATCCGGTAGAAATTATCATCAACTGGGCCACGTTTTACACCGTATTTATCCCCTAAATTATCAAGAAGTTTTCCCTTAGCATTTTCAACATTTCGATAAAACTCAATATTATCAAGTGTTTCATTAATTTCATCTAATCGACTGGTATATAACTTAGCTAATTTCCAATTATTGCTATCTTTGTTTTTAACTAAAGAACTAGGAATCAGCTTTAAGAACTTTTTTAAGAAGCTCATGAAATCATCACCTTTTCAGCAGTAACTTGGGCTGTTTCAACATTAGTTAATGTAATATCTTGAGCAGCTAAACTATCCTTTGATGTTCCAATCTTGATATCAGCTACTTGTATACCAGGAACTTGATCATAGATAAGTCTATAGAGATAGGAATAATATACTGTGTTTCCCATCCCAACCTCATTAATGTATTTCATAACAATCTTCTTAACCTGTTCATCCCCATCTAATGGATATTCATTAGTTTTAGTTAATTTAATTGAAACATATACATCTTGAGTAGTTGGATAATCAAAGCAGATTGTATGCTTTCCGCCTGCAATATCAGTAACATCTATTTTCTGTTGTCCAACAGTTGAAACACCAGCACTAACAGAGTTAAAAATTGCTTCTGCAACGTCATTTTTATAACCACCATTAACATAAATATGAATAGATTTAGCTGGTGTATTGGTTGTAGTATCATCTACCATTGTGTCATTAGCGATTATTCGTACAGCCGTTACTCCTGTGACCTTTTCAATTGCAGTAATAATACCGTTATAGGGAGATGAAGGAGCTACTGTTCGATTAGAAAGATTAATACGATCTCGAAAGTTAATATCTGTTTCCTGATCAGCACCGCCAGAAATTTCCTCAACAGTTACATATCGAATATTTTCATTGGAGTTAACCATAATTGCCGAAGTTTTATTGGCTTTATTATAGTTAGCTCCTGTTTTATTAGCATACAGATAGTGTGAAGTGCCACTCCCTAGATTAGGAATGTTTCCGTTACTATCCGCCGGTAACTGAATATAAGCTCTGTCATCGGTTGTTAAACCCGATTCACCCGTATCTGTAAGCGTGGTTTCCTCAGAAGTCACATACTCTAAACCATCAGGCGTTCTTACTAACGTTCCAGCTGGGACAGTATAGCCAATCTTCCCATAAAAAGTTACACTTCCCATCGCAACTTGTGCTGGTAAACGTGTCAAACCAACGTTAGCTCCTAATTGGTCTAATGTAGTACCTGTAGCCGAATCAACAAACTGGGAATTATAGATCACTTCTGCAAGTTGGTAAAGCTTATCCATAAAGTAAGAATGGATACGAATTAAAATTCCGCCTACTGAATGAGCGTTTGTCTGAGCATTCTCTCCAAACAGTTGTACCCATTTTGCTGATTCCTGTTGCACAATTTCATCGTATGTAGGTCTTACAAAACCTTTTTCATCAAGCATAATCCACCTCCATTTCCGCCTTTGTTTCTCCAACGTTTCCGGTTAGCTTGAGAGTGATTGATCTATCATGATCATTAACAATAGCCTTAACATTGATATTTTTTAAACGATCTTCTTGTTGCAGTGCTTCATAAACATCACTTGCTGCTATTTCAACATCACTTTTCTTCCCAAGTAAATTTGCTCTCCTAAGCCCCATTTCAGGCGCAAAAGAAAACTCTCCTTTACGAGTTCCAAGGATTATTTCTGCTGATTGGATTACCTCTTGATTATCGTTAACATAATCAAATTGAATATCCCCATCATCTAGCTTAATGTCCTGCAAACCACATCACCTCACAAATTACTGCATCGTTCACATCGTGCATTCGTTTGTTAGCAAGCGAAAACTCTCTATTATCAGCTTTACTCCAATTCTCCATTGAGCGATCAAGGAATAACACTAATACAACAGCACCTTCACTAATGTAGCTTTGAGCGATTAGTCCAACAGGAACATTAATAAGAGGTGCACGTTTCTTTCCACTAGCATTCAGTGCTAATGGTTGTACATCAGCTCTACTACGATCACTGTTTAATTTATAAACTCTAGCAAGTTGAGCCACATGAAGATTAGCATTAATGTTATTTTGTAGAATTTTTAAGAATTTAATATCTTGGTCTCGTTTTCTTACCATGAATTACTGTGTCACCGCCTCAAATTCTGTTCTTGCTTCTTCACCGTCAAAACTATGTTCGCCGTTGATAACCATAACTCCCACATTAGCGTATTTGTTATGAAGCTTAACCCAAGCAAATGTTGTTAAGTGATAGTTAAGAATAGAAGTTGCTGAGTAACTCCAAGCACCTAAACCATCGTCATCATCTTCATAATCCGCCCAGTCATCATCACGGCTTTCTCGTGTTGGTCCTTCAACCAGACCTGTTGCTGGGCTTAAATCAAACTGATCAGCACCATTGCCATCGTATACATATCGCATAGTTAGCTGACCTCTTAAGTAAAATAGACTTGCTTTACAATCCTGAGCTAAAGTGCTTAACACTTCCATAGGATGATCATCTGCTGTAAAGCCATCGTTATAACACTTATTATCTTTGATAGAGATATATCGTAAGTTGATTCCAGCAGCGCTTACCACTTGCGGAATGATTGTTGAAGCATAAGTATTATTTGCAAACGTCATATTGATTTTTGGCTTTCGTGTATAATCTTCACCTTCAAGAATCCGAATTTTGTAAGCTGTATCCGCATCCTCAGCATATGGAATTGTGGTTTTGTAGATGGTCCCACTAACAAGAAGCCCCACATCACCAGAATAACCAGCATAAAGTTCTGCCTTGTTTCCTGGTTGAATAAGATTAAAGTGGTTAGGATCAATATTTAACAGTTCAATTTCTGTAATGTGTTTCTCTGTTTCTTTAGAAAAAGGTACATTGAACAGTTCAATTTCTGTAATGTGTTTCTCTGTTTCTTTAGAAAAAGGTACAGTGAAATGAATTTCAATAGAATCCTTCATCTTGCCATATTGATATGTCAAATTGGCGTTAGCCGTGTGGACCACAACTTTACATTCAAAATTAAACTGTGGTTTACCCATTATCTTCCACCACCGTATCTATAAATAAAAAGACCGTTTTTCCAAAGGTCTCCTTATTACAAATATTCGATTTTCCATATTCATCCAGCGGAACTAGATCAACCATCGGAATACGATCATCAACATAGTTTTCCCATAAACGTTTACCATAAATCAGTTTCTCACCTGTAATAATTGGATTATTTTGAACGTCATATAAATCTGCTGTATAAAAATCACCAGCTTCATTGTAATTAATCCCAATGCTTACAGAAGTATTACCAAAGTCAGTAGAAAACATTTGCGGTATTTTGGAGACATCTATATCAAATTTTGATCTATAAGACATTACTTCACCCTCGCTCTAACGCCTACTGGAATTCTTCGATCAGGCCAGTGGTTCCAGTTTCTTAATGTTTGAATTGGTGTACCATATTGTTTCCACCATCCCCAATAAGTGTTACCGGGTCTAACAGTCACCCACACACCAGGATTAGCTGGTGGACTAGGCGCTTTTGGTCCAACGTTCATAGCCTTAACATAGCTTGATTGAACAATGTCTATGTAGGTTAATTCCATTTCAAACTTAATAGCGTTCTTATATCCACCATCTTCATAAATCCTGTGCAGTGTGGTAATCATCATGTTTCCATGCCAGATAGCACCAGCATATTGCAGAATGGAACCTTTTGATTGCCAATCTAACAATTGTTGCCATTGTCTTTGAATATCATATCGATCTTTACCAAAAAGCAGACCTTCAAATGTGAAAGTCTGCTCTTCTCGTTGCGTATGATCTGTGATATTATTGCCGGCTTGAATTGGATATTTAGAAACCGTATTAGTGGTTTCTTCTTCCTCTCGTTCAACATGGATTACAACTTGTTCATTACCAACTGCTAAAACAGCCATTTCTACACCTCACTTTCCGGGAATGCAATCGTAAGCTTCTCAGCTATTTGATTAGCAATCTGATTAATTAATTTCTGATCAATTCCACCACTACCATCAACATTCACATTGATATTGAAGGTATTATGGTTAACCGTTGTTGACTTTTGGCTCTTTTGATTGGAGCTATTTTCATTTTTGAGATTAAAAGTAGGAGTACCTGTCTTTAGTCGAGGGAACTTCTTTTTAGTCTCATTAGCATTAAGAACTTGAGTTCCTTCTTCTAAAGGAACTACTAAATTTCTTTGCTTAGGGAATAATCCAATCGTTCCAGCCTTAGTCATGAATACTTCAACAAAATCGGCGCCTGGTGCATCATTAACAAGATAGTTTCCCCGCTTAACACCACCATTGGCGGACCATTGCGCTGTAGTAGCTGCTGGAGTTCCTTTAGCAAGAGCAGCAATAAAGCTCTTACTTGCTCCTGGTGTCCCTGTTGCTAATCGTCCATTAAATGCAGAAGTAGCGCCTGGAGTACCAGTAGCTAGATGTCCACTCTTAGAAACCGTTGCTGTAATAGTAACGTGTTTACTATGAACTGCATTAATTGCACTAGCTAATGCACGCACTTCACCAGTACCATTAACCTTAGCGCTAACACTAACGCTTTTACCTTTAACAGAATTAATAGCGCTAGTTAATTGCTTAACCTGTCCTGTACCAGTTACTTTAGCAGTAACACTAGCCGTTTTGTTTTTAACTCCATTAATAGCACTTTGCAGACTCTTAACTTGACCTGTACCAGTAGCAGAAGCTCTTACTCGTGCCGTTTTATTCTTAACTCGGTTAATTGCACTAGCCAAACTCTTAACTTGACCAGCACCAGAAGCGGAAGCTCTTACTCGTGCTGTCTTGTTTTTGACACGTTTAATTGAACTTGCTAGAGACTTGACTTTACCTGCACCTGTTGCAGTAGCTCTTACCCTAGCGTTCTTGTTCTTAACTTTCTTAATATCTCTAGCTAATTTCTTGACTTTGTTCTCGCCAGAAACTCGAACCCTTACTTTAGCATTCTTGTTTTTGACTTTCTTGAGATCCTTAGAAAGTTTCTTTACTTTGTTTTCACCAGAAGTTTTAACCTTAATCTTGGCGTTTTTATTCTTAACCTTCTTGGTATCCTTAGCTAACTTCTTAACCTTGTTACCACCTGAGGTCTTAGCCTTAATCTTGGCATTCTTATTTTTAACGTTCTTAGTATCTTTGGCTAACTTTTTAACTTTGTTACCACCAGAAGTTTTAGCCTTAACTTTAGCATTTTTGCTCTTAACGCCTTTAGTAGCTTTTGAAAGCTTTTTAGCGTCTTTAGTGCCTTTTACGTTTGCCTTAACTTTGGCGTTTTTATTCTTAACACCTTTAGTAGCCTTAGATAAATCTTTAGCCTTTTTAGTGCCTTTCACACTAGCCTTTACATTTGAGCGTTTATTAGAACTCCCTTTGCTTCCACTATGGCTCTTGCCCTTAGATGATGACTTAGCTTTCTTAGAAGCTGCCTTGTTCATATTAGAAGCAGCTTTATCTAACTTACGGGAAGCTGATTTCTGATCCCGACTAGCACTCTTATTGCTTCTGCTTGATCTCTTCTTGCTTGATGAGCTTGAACGTGACTTCTTAGAGGAAGGTTTGGAACTACCATGAGAAGACTTGGACTTAGAACGACTAGGTTTTCTGCTTCCTGATCTTTTAGACGATCAGCTCTTCTTAGGCTTGCTCTTAGAAGAAGCTCCACCTTTGCTACCTTTGCCTTTAGAACTTGCTTTAGGCTTTTTGTAGTCTTCCCCAGTGTCATCTTTATACTTCTTCTTGGCTTTATTAACCTTATTCTGAGCAGATTTTGTATTCTTCCTTGCCTTTTGGTAATTCTTATCACCTTTGGCTAGCAACTTTGCCTGGTTCCTTGCATCTTTGCCATGCAGTTTTTGATTATATGCCTCACCTAAAGCTTTAGTATAAGCATCATCATAAGCCTTTTTTTCATTTTTCTTAGCTTTACTTAATTTACTTTGAGCACTCTTAATGCCTTTAGCATCGCCTGCTTTAACCTGTTTTTGAGCTTGACTAAAGTACTTATTAGCTGAAGTTAAATCTCCTGCCTGCATAGCTTGATCATAAAGTTGCTCTGCTTCCTGTGCTTTTGCATTACCTTTAGAAGCAGCATTCATCGTTTTATACGCTTTAGCAGCGGAAACCGGTGGCTTTTGTCCAGCAGATTGGTAGAGACTGTTATAGCCATTTGTGAAATTGGTTTTAGCAACTATTTCATCTGCTTTGATAGCATCACGCTGTTGCTGAGTTAGTTTGTTACTTGATGGCCTACTTCCACCGAATTTTGAGCCGATCCATGAACCAACTTTTCCACCAGCCCATCCACCAAGAAAACTACCGGCGACCGCACCTACTGTAGGCATTCCAATTAGTGAACCTAAAGCAGTTCCTGCAGCCATCCCTACAGTAGACCCAACACCTTGCCCTACTGCATTTCCAACGCCTTTATGACGTGCAAGAGAACCTGATTTTGTGGTTCCTATTACTGACATGGCATCCATAGCAGCAAAGGTAGCATTCATTCCAGGAGCGCCTCTACCTATAAAGCCTCTTGCTGCTCTTAAGCCACGTCCAGTCGCTAATGCTCCACGATAAACAGCATTACCAACTCTACTTTCACCAAAGACACGTTGACCGGCTCTACCAACACCGGTTAATACATTACCTTTAATTCTTTGAACAAAACTACCTTTTCCATGTTGTGGATTAGCAGCACTCAGATAATTCTGCCCTCGAGAAATCAGTTTGTTAAACCAAGCGTTAGGATCACCATTGGTACCTGCTTTACTATGATAGAGACCGGTTCTGGTTAGCGGTCCTGTATAACCATCATAAAGTTCTCCGTTGTTGTAATAGCCAGTGCTACTACCATAAGTTGAACTAACTCCACCACCAAAGCCACCATTTCGTCCACCGCTATTCATTC